TTTCTAAAAAAATGGCAATCCCGATTTCTTTGTGGTTTCTAGGTTGTCTTTGATCAGCTCGCCTATGAGATCTCGTTCGCTAAGACCCAGTGCCATGGCTTGATCGTATGTCAACCCACCACGCATGAACCAACTCATTTTCAATGCCTCCCGACGGATCTGTTGGCAGTCTTTTTCCATGTTCTCAACCAGATCGTTGATTTGTTCAGGACTAGAGGTTAGGAGGCGTCTTCGAAAAAACTCGACAGATCCAGTGTAAATGCTTGCTTGTATTTGTGACTGCATTCTTTGCAAATCAAGTCCAGGGGCTTGACTTCGCTGGCCTGTTTGAGACCAATTACATAATCTCTCAACTGATTGAATTTTTTGCTGTCGCAATTTTTTAGAAAATCCACAATGAACTCTGTTTCTGTTACCATAGCCTGCGGCGTTTTGATTGCAGCAATGCTTTGTGCAACTGTGTTCAAGGTAGTTTCATTGATTACAGCTATGCTTTTGTTCAGTTGGTCAATTTTGATTTTTTCGTCTGCGTCACTGTTGATCAACTGCATGGCCTGCTGCTGTTCCAGTTGCACCTGATTGTTTTGATTTACAGTGCGATAGGTTATGGGCTTGAAGTAGATTTCTAGATCGCCTATGTTTAGCACCTGATCATAGTTGCCCGCACTTATCATGTCGTTGACTCGTCTAAGATCCACAGAAATTTCATCTGCTTCGTTACAGGCTGGACAAGTGGTTCCAATTTCCATTTCGTGTCCGTAACTGGCAATTCTAATACCTACTAACACAGCGTCAATGTCTGTACTGGGCATGACCCAGGGATCTCGAATACTGGGAACACAGCTCTTGATCACATTGACTGTGGCAGTACCGTTGAATAGTGCATCAGGAGTGCGATAGGTGATCTCATCCACACTGGTCATGGGCAACACTGGTAATTCATTGTTGGGCGGCATCTGCAGAGTGCCTGGCGGATAGAATTTTCCACCTGACGGCAATCGGATGTAAACAGCAGGTTGGCGAAAATACTGGGTTAAAGGGTTGTTTGGTAGCATAAGTTTCCTCGATAAATATAATTATGACAAAATCTCCCCAGGATAAAATTACAAGGATTGTGCTATGAGTACTGAAATGGAAGCTAAACTAAGAGCGACTGAAGAAGAGCTGGCCGCGGCCTATGAGAGACTGGCAGGAAGATCCAAGAACGTTACCAATGCTTTTAACACCATGGCAGGAGCTTCGGGTAATTTTGTAGGCGCAATGAATTCTGGTGCTCAGGGAATGAATGCCTACAGCGGCTTGGTTGCTGCCAGTGGAAAAGCTCTGGGTCAACTGGCAGGCGATTCAACCATTGCTGGCAAAAGTCTAGGTGCTCTGGCCGGAGCATCCAGTAGTCTAATAACAGCTATCTTCAAACAGAGTGATGCGCTGTTCAAGAGCTATCAAGATATCAGTCAAATAGGTGCTGCTGGAACTGCTGGCATGCAAGGCGTGTTTGACAACATGCGACAATTTGGCTACAGCATGGAAGAGCTGCCCAAATTTGGAGCATTGCTGGCACAAAATTCAGAAGCGTTGGCTGCATTTGGTGGCACAGTAGAGCAAGGTGTCAAACAGTTTGCGGGTGTGGCTGAAGGAATTCAACGATCTGGACTACAAACTGAATTTGAACGCATGGGCATGAGCGTTGATAGCATCAACAAAGGAACCGCAGCGTATCTCAAAACACAGCTCATGACCGGTGCCAGTGCTGCTAAATCTCAAGCTGAGCTCACAGCTGGAGCAGCAGAGTACATACGCCAGCAAGACATACTGAGCAAGCTCACAGGGAAATCAGCAGAAACTCTGGCCAAGGCAGAAGAAGCTCGCATGGCAGAAGAAGGGTATAATGCTGTTACAGCGGAGTTGCGACTGAACGCCGAAGAGGCCAGAGCCTCAGGAAACGAAGCAGCAGCCAAAGCATTTGAAGATCAGATTTTTCAAAATAAAAAGTTATTGGACACCTTGCCTGCCACACAGCGAAAAGCTGCGCAGGATCTCTTGACCGGCGTTAATATCACCAAAGAGTCGCAGGGTCTGAGCATGCTCAACCCTCAGATGGCTGCAAAAATTCAGTCTGGCAGATTTGACGCAGCGGACGTTGTGGAAACTGGTGCAAAAGAATCTTCAGACCCTGCGCAGAGACGACGGGTCATTGCCTTGGCCAGAACAAAAACTCTAGAAGCTGTCATGGGTGCCGGAGCAATGCAAGGACAGACAGATCTAGCGGCCATGAATCGTCCAGGAGTCTTGACCCCTACACAAGCAACAGCAGCAGCCGAAGCAACTCAAAAAGGACAACGAGAAACGCCGGAAGCAGCAGTGGCCAATCAGGTGGCCATACGCCAGGCTCAACGAGAAGTAACTCTTGGCATGAACAGCATGGTACAGGTGGGGGTGCATCCTGCAACTGCTGCATTAAAATCCTTTACTGCTGGAATTGAAGCAGTGGTAACAAGATTGCCAGGAACCGGAGACAAGACTGGTATAAGAAACACTCCAGGCCGCGGCGATGTAAAAGGCACTGGATTGCAAGGCAATCTAATTGCGCCAGAAGTAGCTCAACAAAATAAAGAAACAATGGCCCGGTTTGCGGGCGCAGCCAATGCACCTGCAGCAGCCATGGCAGGCATGATCAAAAAAATGGGGCAACTTGAAAAGGCTGATTCAGCTACGTTGATTGCTGTAGCAGCAAAGGCAAAAAAATCCAGCGAAGCAGAACAGGCAGCAGCCAATCAATCAGCAGCAGAAACTGCTAGACTAAAAACAAAAACACAACCTGTGGTAGCTCCGCAGCCACCAGAAAAAAAATCCAATCAACTAGAGCCAGTGGCCGCCAATCAATCAGCAGCTGAAATTGCTAGATTAACTGCAAAAGCAACACCTGCGCAAGCAGCTACACCAGCAAAAACACAATTTAGTATAAGTTCTGCCATGGCCAGCATAATTGAAAAAACCAATCTAGGCAAAACTCAGTACACAGGCCCTAATTCCACACTGTCAAATCCTGTAGGTGACACCATCCCTACAGGGCCTACGGCTGTACCAGCAGCAGTTACCGCCACCGATTCGGGCATGCTGGTTACCAGCATGAATGAACTGTTGCAGAGCAACAGATTACAACAGGCCAGTCTAGACGAACTGGTTGATCTCAGCAGAAGAAACCTGTCCCAGAATGGCAAGTTAGTTCAAGCTGCAAGACAATAGCGGTAAATAACATAGTATGACAACACCTGGACAACAACCAACCGGCTTTGTGCCTGGAAGAAAATTACATGGCTGATAACACACAAGCAACTAAGGGTACCTGGAGAAAGTATTTCAAAGTCGCTGATCTTTCTGGACAGATGAGCCCTATTTCTGGCAACAAGGAACAGGGCCTGCCAGGCTATCCCAAAAATGATGGCCGTACTAGTAATTCTTCGGAAACTGATTTTAGTTTCCGTAACTATGCCAGCCGACTGCCTGAAGTGTATTCGGGCCATCCCAATCGAATTGAACGTTACAATCAGTACGAAAACATGGATTCGGATTCAGAAGTCAATGCATGTTTAGACATTATCTCTGAGTTCAGCACACAACTGAATGAACAAAACGACACACCTTTTGAAGTGACCTACAACGATGATCCCACAGATCACGAAATAGAAATTATTCGCAAGCAGTTACAACAGTGGGTCAAGCTGAACCGACTAGATCAACGTATCTTCAAACTGTTCCGCAACACTCTCAAGTACGGTGATCAGGTGTTTGTTCGTGACCCAGAAACATTTGAAATGATGTGGGTGGACATGAGCAAGGTAGTGCGTGTGATTGTGAACGAAAATGAAGGCAAGCGGCCTGAACAGTATATTATTCGTGACATCAATCCCAACTTCCAGAATTTAACTGTGGCAGCAAAAACCACCACAGACTTCATGGTCAATCCTTCTTCCGGCGGCGGCGGCTCCGGTGGTCCTGCCATGCAAGGCGGTGGCTACACAGCACCAAACTCAGCACTGAGTGGTGCTTCCAGATTTAGCCGTGCAGTAAACGAAACCTGTATTGATGCCAAGCACGTGGTGCACATGAGCCTGAACGAAGGACTAGATGTGTTCTGGCCATTTGGTAAAAGTATTTTAGAAAACATCTTCAAGGTATTCAAGCAGAAAGAACTGCTAGAAGATGCCATGTTGATCTATCGTGTGCAACGTGCGCCCGAACGACGAGTGTTCAAGATTGACGTGGGCAACATGCCCAGCCACATGGCCATGAGCTTTGTGGAACGTGTGAAGAATGAAATGCATCAACGACGTATTCCCACATACGGTGGCGGTGGCCAAAACATCATGGATAGCAGCTATAATCCGCTGAGTATCAATGAAGATTTCTTCTTTCCGGTGGGAGAAAACGGCCGCGGAAGCAGCGTAGATGTGTTGCCCGGAGGACAAAATCTTGGCGAAATCGACGATTTAAAATACTTCAACAACAAGATGGCCCGCGGTCTGCGTGTGCCATCCAGCTATCTACCCACTGGTCCAGATGACTCAGATCGTACCATGCAGGACGGCAAAATAGGCACAGCCCTGATACAAGAATACAGATTCAATCAGTATTGCGAGCGACTACAGGCCTTGATCATGCAGAAACTGGATGATGAATTCAAGATGTTCATGCGCTGGAGAGGTTTCAATATTGATGCTGGCCTGTTCCAGATCAAGTTTAATCCGCCGCAGAACTTTGCTAGCTATCGTCAAAGCGAACTGGACAACACAAGAATCACAGCATTTGCCAGCCTGGAACCATTGCCTTACATGAGCAAGAGATTCATGCTGGAACGCTTCCTGGGCTTGTCACAGGACGAGATACAGAAAAATGACAAGATGTGGAAAGAAGAACGTGCCAAACCTGAACTGGAAACCACAGGTGGTCAAGATCTACGTGCAGTGGGCATTACCCCAGCAGGTATTGAAAGCGACGTTGCCATGGGTCAAGAAATGGCCAACATCACACCGCAAGGTGCAGAAGGTGCGGCAGCACCCGGTGGTGCCATTGGTACTACGCCAGCAGCACAGCCTCCAGGTGCAGGTGCAGCAGTTGCGCCAGCAGCATAAATATCTGTATGATTCTCAATGAGCTTTACCACAAGTCCCCTGCTGCCTATCAGGATGTTGCAGCAGACAACACCCAACCTCATATTGGGCAACTTAGAAAAACCAAGCTCACCCTCAAGCAGTTGAACAAACTGCGAAAAATGAATGATACCCGAACCTTTGAGTACAATGAGAAGCTCAAAGACATCAGAACTCAATACGCACCTCCTGCTGCTCCTCCAGCGTAATAAAGCTGTGTTAATTGACAAAAAAACTGTCATAAACAGCATATTTTTCTCCAAGATTGTAAATATAGGTATACATTTTGCCGGGTGGCAAAATTACCGAATATCTTAACAGGAGCTATTTAAATGAGTAAAAATCGTTTCGAACAACTGATCGAATATGTCATCAATGATGAAGACGCCAAAGCCAAAGAACTTTTCCACCAAATCGTTGTGGAAAAAAGCCGCCAGATTTATGAAAACCTCATGCAAGAGGAAGATCTTGACGAAGACAATGCCATGGGTATGGAACCCACTGAAATTGACACAGACATGGACGAAGGTCACGACATGATGGGCGGAAGCCAAACAGCTGACCTAATCGACGATGTTGAAGCTGAAGAATCAGGCATGCAAGAAGGTGAAGACGACGCTGAGTTTGACGACGAAGCCGAAGACGCTGGTGATGATCTCACTGGCGACCTTGAAAGCGAACACGACATGGGCGGAGACGAGCCTGCTAGCAAAGACGACGTTATGAATCTTGAAGACAAACTGGACCAGTTGATGGCCGAGTTTGAAAACATGATGGGCGGACAAGACGGCGATGCAGCTGACATGATGGGTTCCGACAACATGGGTGACATGGACGACGATGAATTTGAAACTGAAGGCATGATGGAAAACATCACCCTCAAGCAAGTTCACCCAAAAACAACCACTCAAGAAGAAGGCAACGGCAAATCGGGTCCTGTTGCATTCAACAGCGGTGCAGCTGGAATGGCCAGCAAGCCTGTGCGCATGACTGGTGACACTGCACAAGGTCGCACAGCACCCACAGCCAAAGACATGATTGGTAAAGTTGGCAACAGCCCAAGCCAGTCTACTCAGGCTCCTAAGCCAGCTACCAAGCCGCACACAGCACAAGCTACTGGTGTAAACACCAAGAGCCCATTGCCCGGTGGACGTAGAGGTTAATTGACAATGCGTTACCTACAGGAACATCTCAACTTCAATCAGGCCAAGATTCGTGTCTTGGTTGAAGATGATGTTCACGGTGGCAAAACACTGTACATGGAAGGTGTATGTATTGAAGGCGGAGTTCGCAACGCCAACGAACGTGTGTATCCTGTGCAAGAAATTTCTAGAGCAGTTGAATCTGTCAACAAACAAGTGCATGAAGGCTATTCTGTACTGGGCGAAGTAGATCACCCAGAAGATTTAAAAATCAATCTTGACAGAGTCAGTCATTGCATCGACAAAATGTGGATGGATGGACCTGCTGGTTATGGTAAGTTAAGAATATTACCTACACCTATGGGCCAGTTGGTAAAAACCATGCTGGATTCGGGTGTGAAACTCGGCGTTTCGAGTCGTGGTTCCGGCAACGTGAACGACGGCAACGGACAGGTCAGTGACTTTGAAATAGTCACTGTAGATATTGTTGCTCAGCCTAGTGCTCCAAATGCATATCCCAAAGCAATTTATGAAGGACTTCGTAACATGAAGTACGGTCATAAAGTGTTGGAAATTGCCAGAGAAGCAGGGCATGACAGCAAGGTACAGAGATACCTGACACAGGAAGTAAAACGCCTGATTCGGGATCTCAAAATTAAGGAGTAAAGCATGCTAGATGCAATCAAGCCATTGCTAGATAGCGGCCTAATCAACGAAGACGTCAGTCAAGAACTCAACGAAGCTTGGGAATCTAAACTGACAGAAGCACGTGAACAGGTCAGAGCAGAACTACGTGAAGAGTTTGCGCAACGCTATGAGCACGACAAGACAGTGATGGTTGAAGCCTTAGATAATATGTTAACAGATAGACTCTCTGGTGAACTCGAAGAGTTTGCTCAGGAGAAAATGGCAATGCGGGAAGACCGCGTGAAGTTCCAGTCTAAGATGAAAGAAAATGCCACCAAGTTCAACAACTTTATGGTAACAAAATTATCTGAAGAAATTGGAGAGTTACGTAAAGACCGCAAGATGCACGGTGAAGGACTAGAAAAACTAGAAAGCTTCATGGTGCATGCCCTGGCTCGTGAGATCCAAGAATTTACCCAAGACAAACGTGATGTAGTGGAAACAAAAGTCCGCTTGGTACGTGAAGCTCGTGGTCAACTTCAAGGTCTCAAAGCAAGATTTGTAAAAGAATCTGCGCAAAAAATGAGTCAAGCTGTTAGTCAACATCTCAAGACTGAACTGGGTCAGTTGCACGAAGACATTAAGGTTGCTCGCGAGAACAATTTTGGTCGACGTATTTTTGAAGCGTATGCCGCTGAATTTGGTGCTACTCATCTCAATGAGAAAGCCGAAGTTCGCAAGTTGCAAAACACCATCGCCACAAGAGAACAACAACTGTCAGAAGCTATCAAACTCAGCCGCCGGGCCAAGGTCCTGGTTGAGTCCAAAGAACGTGAAATACGTATGATCAACGAATCCAATGTGCGTCAAAACACTCTGGAAGAGTTACTTTCTCCTCTCAACGAAGAGAAACGTGAGACCATGCGTAATTTACTCGAAAGTGTTCAAACAGCCCGTCTGAAGAACGCTTTTGAAAAGTATCTACCAGCTGTGCTAGCTGAAGGCAAATCCGCAAAAGCCCGTCAGGTGATTGTGGAAAATGTTTCAGAAGTCACTGGTAATAAAACTGCCCATCGCCCAGACGACGACACTGCTGACAACAGCAATGTCATTGCCATCAAGCGCCTGGCAGGGCTGTAATTTAAATAAGGAGACTTAAATGTCACAACAATTATTGGAAGGTCGCTGGGACGAGACCAAGGAAGCATTGCTTGAAGGACTGAATGGTTCTAAACGCAATAGCATGAGCGTTATTCTTGAGAATACACGTAGATACTTGAAAGAGAACGCAAGTTCTGGTTCAACCGGCTCTGGCAACATTGCAACACTTAACCGTGTTATTTTGCCTGTTATTCGTCGTGTTATGCCAACTGTTATTGCTAACGAGTTGGTGGGTGTTCAGCCCATGACTGGCCCTGTTGGTCAAATTCATACTCTGCGTGTGCGTTATGCCAACACAATGACTGACAATTCTGCTGCTGCCACAAGCACAGCAGCTGGTGAAGAAGCATTGAGCCCGTTCAAAATTGCTCAGGCCTACTCTTCAGCAAGCAGCACA